CGTCTTCGGATGCGTTGATTGCGGCGATCTGTTGTTCGGCCTGACCTTGAGTGCGGTGGCATCCCATGACTTCACCGTCTGAATCCTTGACGACTGCGTAGCCGTTGCACGACTCGTTATCGGACTCGACGTGGTAGGGCATTGTCTAGTCGCCGGGGACAAGGACCGAGACTGTTGGTGTTCCCGTTGCGGCGATTGCGTAGAGCGTCTCGTTGCTTGGCACCGTAATCGCGATAGGGCCGGCGGCGTTGTCTATTTTGAGGCCGGTGCTCGATGTCACTCCAGACGGGCCGACATAGATTGTCGCTGAGGTGAGGACGTGAAGAATACAGTCTCGCGCAATTGGCTCGGCCAAGATGACCTGCGTGTCGGTTGTTGCGTTGAGTGCTACTTGTGTGCTTTTCATTTTTTTAGTTCCTTTAGTAGTTCGACAATGGCGTCGAGGTTGGGAGTGGTTGATTCTTCTCGGACTCCTGCGATGGCGGCGTTCTTGCCGTATGCGCCGAAGGTTACGAGTGAGACTTCGGCGAGGTGCGCCGCGATTCGTTCGACGACTCCGTCTGGTCGGCGTCGGTCCTTCAATGCTTGGAATCCGATCGAGAAGTCGGTCAAGGCTGAGTCCTTCACGAGTTCCAGAATGTCGTCCCCGCGTTGGCCTTTGCTGACACGAAACTCACCGTAGAGTCCTCGGTCGTCTTCGCGTAGAAGTGTGGCGCGTCCGATCGGGAGTTTCTGTGAGTCGTGACCGACTAGGAGTTTCACGCGGTGCGCTTCTCTGGCGACTGCGGCGAACGCTCCGCGTCGGAATACTTCAGTGAGTGACGGGTTGATTCGTTGCTCGACGTCATACGGTACGACGATCCCTGAGATGGTTCGTCCGTCGCCGTCTTGACGGAGTTCGAGTTCGATGTCGTAGGAGCGGAGTTCGAGTTCTTTCATTGGTCGATTCCTTCTAGTGGGTCAACGGTCGGATCTAGGTCATCCTCGTCGTCGATTGAGTCGGTCGGGTTTTCTTCGTAGTTGTCGTAATTGTCAAGTGTTGGAAGGTTCTCTATGTGTCGTACTTCGTCGACTGTGAGGAAGCCGGCGTCGAGTGCGATCTTGTGTGCTTGATAGCGGGTAAGTGTGTCTGCTCGAAGCATTGACTCGAAAGTGAATCGGGCGTATTGGCCTCGAGGGATGAGGTCCGTCATTGCTTGCTCGATGCGGGTGGTCAATGGGCGAAGGCTTGTTTTGATGTACTCGATTGCTTGGAGTTCGGTGTTGGTGTAGGTGCGTGTCTGGTTCGGAGCTCCGACTGCTGCACCGGGTACGCCAACAATGTTGGCCGAGTCGAGTATTGACTGGTTCCTTGCTTCGACGAGTTGCGCGTCGTTGGCGTTCGCGGTGAGTTCTTGAATGCTTGTCGATGCGTTCAAGACGGCGGGAATGCGTGATCGTGCGCCGTAATGCTCCATCCACTTTTGCTTGAGGAGGTCGGCTTCTTCTTGTGTGAGATCTGGGTTGTCTGACTTGATTGCATACGACGGCATCGCTCCGCCGTCGAAGTATCGAGCGGCGTATTCCATGACGGCGATCGCGGCCCCGATTCCTTGACGCTGTGCAGCGATGATGCCGATGCCGACGTGCTCTCCGGGTAGGGAAAATCCTTTGATGTGGAACACTTCTTCGCCGACGATGTAGACGCGCTGTTCGATCTCGCAATACCTGACTCCGTCGCGCACAAAGATACGAGCGCGGTTCGGGTCGACGGGGACGATGTAGTCGGGATAGCCGTTAGTGCCTCGAGGACCGAGGAGTGCGATGTAGTTGCCATGAAGAAGCAACGACGCCGCCATTGCCGAATAGGTCTCCATTGGTGTCTCGAGCGGGTTCGGGCGTTCAAGGATTCGCGGAGTGGGGCGGATCTTCATGTTGCCTCGATACGCGCACAACGGCAGAGAGCCGACATCGTCTGAGATCATTGTGACGGCCCGCCAAATAGCCGGGACGGAAAGTGTTGTCTCGGCGTCTACGGTGACGCCGGCGTAGGAGTCGACGAATGTGCGCGAGATGCGGCCTTGACTGTCGACGTACGCGCCGCGCTTGTGAGTTGCCGGTTGTAGGAGACGGTTGAGCATCTAGGTTCTTTCTGCTGCGATTCCGAACGCGACAAGTGAGACACCGGCGAAGCCGATGCCGAGCGGTATTGCGATGAGGGAAAGGCTCACGATCACAAGGATAGTCCCTACGGCTTGGAGGATGAGTGAGTGGTTCATCTAGAAGATGGTACTCCGTCGATGCTCGGGTGCTCGACGATTCGTTGCGTGATAGTAGGCGAGCGTTGCGGCAAAGAGTGGCGAGATGTCAACGTCTATCTCGGACCGTGACCACAACCATCCGCTCGCGACTTGTTTCTTCTTGGCGGTGCGGAGTGCGGCTTCGAGATGTTGATCGGGTCGGATGCGGATGTTGCCTTCAAGGACGGCGTCGTAGAGTGCGCCGACTGCCGACGTCATGTCTCGAAGTGCGTATCTGACGACTGGAACTCCGCCGGCTTCGAGACGGTCGACGAGTGAGTTCGCGGGTGAGTAGCCGTCTACGACGAGTGGTGCTTTGTGCCGGCGGTAGAGGTCGAGTGCGCGGTCCACGATCCAAGAGACGCCGTCGCGCGAGTCGATAAGTTCGACACGGCCTGTCTCGTCGGCGACACAGATGGAGCCTGACGAGCGGTCGAGTGCGACGTCTATGCCGAAGCAGATGCGACCGCTAGGAGCGGCGGTCGGGTCGAGACATGGCACGAGGTAGCGGTCGGGGATCATGGCGTTCTCGATGGCCATCCATTGACAGAGATACTCTTGACGGAACGTGTTCTCTTTGCCGTCTGCAAGTGCGGTCTCGAATCGTTGCCGGATTGCTTTCTCTGTTTGTGTGAAGCCGAGGCTAGGGATTGTCTTGGCCCAGACTGCGGGGTCTGTCCAGTCGGCGTCGTCGGGTGCGCTCCAGTCGAAGAACGCTCGAGACGATTGTGTCTTGCCGTCGATAAGTCGTCGTCCGTCTTCGACTTTCTTTCGGAAGTAGACCGATGCTGCATCGCCGGCGACGGAAAGGATCCAGAGCTGAGAGTCTTTGCGTGTGACCATTGCGGGCGAGTAGGCCGCCTCACGGGAGTCGTCGAAGTCGAAGCGGGCTTCGTCGATGATCGCTAGGTCGAGGGTTCGACCGTGTGCGGCGGATGCGGTTTTTGCGAATGTGTCAATACGAGACGAGTTGCGAAAGACGATTGACTCTGCTCCGTTGCCGAGGTAGATGCGACGTAGTGCCGTCTTTATCGGTGAGGCTTCGATGAGTGGTGCGTAGTCGACGAGCATCTTTGCGCGTGACGACTTGAGGTCTTGCGCGTTGTAGGCGATGGATTGACGACCTCCCCACAAGAGAGCGCGATGCACCATGAGAGCCAAGACGAGCGAAGACTTTCCAGACTGGCGCGGTACTTGGACGGTGACTTGCGAGTAGATCGGGATGCCGTCGGCGTCTACTTCGAGAGCGGTGTCGACGACGAGTTTCTGCCACGGCATGAGGGGCATTCCGAGAGCCTCGGCGATCTTGGCGACTTCATCTCCGCGGGTTCGGTTTTTTGGGTTCCGCTTCGTCGCGTATCGTGGTCGACAGACTTCGCAAGAGATGGTCGAACGGGTCTTCGTTGGCATTGGATTCCTCGCGTAGTGCTTTCTCGGCGGATCGGTATTCTCTCCAGAGAATCGCTGACTCTGGTTCTAGGTCTACAACGGACGCAAGGACTCGAGCAATAGCGATCCGCGCTGAGTCGAGTGGTCCGAGTCGGCCGTCTTTGTTGAGTGCCTCGATAGTGACTTCGAGCGCGGTTCGTACTTGGCCATAGACGGGAGCCGGCTGTGCCTTCTTGGGGGTCGCTTTCTTCTTGGCGACTGGAGCGGGTTTTTTGCTAGTTGCCACAGATTGCTCCATGTTTGCAAGGATTCGCGCCGATTGCGCCGGATTCGTCTGGGGTCGCCGTGGCGGATGGTTTGGTTCTCGGGGAGAGAGACACGGGGCTACGTCGGGGTGTCCGTCGGCCGCCACGGAAAAAATTGCTCACCATTGGCGCGACGCTGTTGTCTTGCTTTTGACGAGTCGACCGAGGTTGCATGACTGGCAAGCGGCGCGGAGGTTGTCTTCGTCAAACCATCCCGCTCCATGTGGGTCGAGAGCGGCCGGGAGTATGTGATCGACTTCGGTTGCTTCTCTAGTGCAGCCGACCGAGCGAATCTGACACTCGTATCGGTCACGGTCGAGCACAGTCTGTCGGACCTTCTTCCACGGTCCCTTATACTGAGGCTTCCTAGCCATGCTCGGCCCACAGTCGACATCCGCGAGCGCGGTACTTTTGGACGGACTTCTTCTTTGACTTGCAGATGTGCTCAAGTGTGTCGCCGCATCCGCTCCGCACCACGGCCCATCCGTACGGGCCTACGGGCCAGACGTACTCGCCGGCGGGGTTAGTCCATCCGAGGAATGCGATGCGGTCGGCGACCTCGACGACTTGTTGTGCGGTGAGTCCGTTGAGGTTGCGCTTACCGGACCAACGGTGAGCCGTTCCCCTGTTGATACCTAGTGGCGACGTGTAACTCTTAGTGCCGTATGGCTTGCCGAGTTTCGTGTTGGTCTCGCAACGGGCGACGTCGTCGTAGTAGTCGTCACCTAAGACGCCGTGGTACTTGTCTCGGCTTGTGTCGAGGGTTAGATGCGGGTGCGCTGAGACGGATGTTGCGCTCATGCTGAATAGTCCCCAGATGCAAGCGATGGTCGCCAGACGACGGCGTTGGATCCTGTGTCTGTCTTTCGTCTGAATGGTGTCGGCACGACATAGCCGAGGTCGACGAGTTCTTGCCGGCGTTTGGCTGCGGATGATCTGAGGATTCCACAGTCGATAGATAGTTCGTAATCGGTTGCGTCTCCGCGTTGTTTGAGTGCTTGCCATACTCGCTCCCTTTGGGACGGGCCTCGGCTTGATGCGCGTGAGGCTGCTTCTTGTGCGGTGTCGGTGTCGTTGCTTCTTGCGAGCCTAGTGGGGTTGATGGTGAGGTCTCGGGGTACTGGCGCGATGCCTTGTGTAGCAAGGACTTCGGCTCGTGTCATGCCGGCGATGAGGGTCGGTAGTGGTGCGTGTGGGTTGTGGGTGAGTCTGTCTTGATCTGTGTGGTCGAGTTGGTCGAATAGGGTCGGCTGTTCGCTCATCGTTCTTCTCCGTTCGGCTGGTAGTAGGCGCGTAGGGCTAGGCGAAGTTGTTCGTATCGCTTGGCGAATGTCCCGCCGGCGTCGATGTGTTTGTTGTCGCGTTGGAGGTTCACCACGTCGACGAGTCGTTGCGCTGCGAGTTGGATGTCTTTGAGTTGGTCGACTGTTCGTGTGAGTTGGTCGAGTTGTGCTTCCAGTCGATAGATCTCGTTGTTGTCTCGGTATTCGTTCATTATCTAACACGGCCTAATTTTGATTGCTCTAACGCTTCAATGTTGTCGCTACCTATTGCCCATAGACCATAAGACCATGAAGAGGCTGCACCTTTTGGAAAGCCCGGTCGTTCGAACTTGATCTGTCTCATGTAAATAACGGCAGTTTCTGGATGTGTCCACAATGATTCGAACCAATGAGATTTAGTCATAACCATCAGAGCGATTCCGTTGCCGTGGTCTATCCATTTCTTCACCCACGGCGACGGCTTTGAGTAGGGCGGGTTCATAAATACCCGTCCCGACCATTTAGACGAAAGACCGTCTGTTTCTTGCGTGTAATAACTGTTCGTCGGGGTATGCCACGGGCCGTTATGAGGACAAGCAACGTCGATGTCAAAGGTCAAGTCAAGCGCGTCAAAGATGAACTTCGGCGTGTACCAGTCGTCAGATGTGAGTTCTTTTTGTTGCGTTGTAAATAAGGGCAACTGGTCGTTCATTGTTCTTCCTTGTCTGAGTATTCGTCGAATCCTTGCCGGCGTAGGTCGCCTTGCATCTGTTGGATGAGGTTGAGTGCTTCGCGTATGACTTGGCGGTCTCGGGTTTTGTCGGCGTCGTTGGCGAGGATCTCTTTGAGTCCTTCGCGGATCTCTTTCGGGTCGAGTTTCATCGTGCCGGCTCGTATCCGTCGCCGTCGCAATGTTGGCAGACGACGTACTCTCGGGTTTCTGGATTGTATGTGTGTGATTGTCCTTCGGTGCCGTCGTCGAAGCCGGCGCGGTATCTTCCGAGACACTCTTGGCATGATGACGGGCGTATCTTTCTATCGTTCACTTTGACTCTCTTTTGTTCGTCACGGGTGGAGGTACCCGTCTCCTCACGGGTGACGGTACCCTGCGTCATGGGTGAGAGTGGTGGATAGTTATCCCCTGACGCTGTGTGGAGGATGTAGAGGTTCGATGATGGGTCTCCCGATGGTGTTGTGCGGGCTTCGATTGTGAGTGCGCCAATGTTGACGAGTTCTTCTTTTGCGCGGTCAATGGTGGCGACTGAGACTTGCATCTTGTCGGCGATTGTTTTGCGCGATGGCCATGCGTGGCCGCGTGAGTTTGCGTAGCGGTTGAGGACGGCGTAGAGCCTGACTGCGTTGGCTGAGATGTCTTCGTAGATGATCCATTCGGGGATGATGGCGAAGTAGTTCGTCGCTCGTATCTCGGTCATAGGTGCCGCTTTAGTTCGCGCCACGGTCCGCCAATGCTCGGCCCTGTTTCGATTATGTGTTCGACCTTTCTTTTGTCCATTGACATGAAGCAAGAGACGCGGATGTAGCCGGGTGACTGGCGAAAGATCTCCACGTTCCAGATGACGAGCGGGATGTCGTCATCGTTGAAGTAGACCACCTTGAGGTCGGGGCGTGGTATCCCGTGGGGGCTGCATTCGTCCTCGCTCAAAATACGTCCTCGTCGTTCTCTTGACTGGCGCGGGTCGCTTCGAGTTCTTTGAGTTGGTCGATGCGCTTTGTTGCTGCGGTGCGTGTCAATGAGCCTCGAGCCGGCGGTAGGAGGCCGAGTTTCTTTGAGATGGCGAAGATCATCCGTTCCTGTGCGTCGGATGCGGGTTCGGATTCAACGACGAACTCGTGCATCTCTGACGGTAGGACTCTAGATGTCGCGGGATGTTCTTTGCGGGTCTCTGGAGCCGTCTCAGACGCTCTAGCGGGCATCTGCGTCACGACTGGCGTGTCTTCCCCTGTCCATAGGGCGAGGGCGATGCCGAATCTCATCGCGCCGTTGACGATCAGGTTTGAGACGAGTTCTTTGTCTAGGTCGGGTTTGTGTGCTTCGACTGATCCGACTGCGATGCGTGAGACGCCGTGAATGGTGAGCCGTCCCCAGAGTGACACGGTCGGCACCGAGATCGGGTCGCGGTCTCGACGGTGGATGAGTCCTTCATGGTGGTGAGTGACGGGGCGTCCGTCTCGAATCTCGAGCGGTTCCCACGACCACAACGGATCGACGTCGAGAAGGATGCGGGTTATGTGGGCGTGGCCGACATAGTTGAGCCGGCGTCCGTTGACTTCTCGTGATGAGATGACTTCGGCGTCTGGATGGTAGAAGCCGAGCGCGATGTTGCGGAGTTCTTGTTCGGTGTCGTCTGTGGGCATTGTTTGTCCTTCGGTTGTTGCTCGCTTGGATGAGCCATGTGATTATGACGAACCTCGACGCCAATGTCAAGAACCTCATCCGAGACGTGGACGATCCACCCGTGACAGTAGATGGATCGTCCTACCGGCGGAAGGGTGACGCCGGCGTTGCGCTGTTCGTTCCCTGTTCCAAGCGGAAACGACGCGCGAGACTTATTTAGTCGCTCGGTAGTGCGCCTCGAGTGCGACTGGATCGGCGTCGGGTGAGACCTCAAAATGTATCCAGAGACCGCCGGGTGTGCCTCCGTTGTTTTTGGCGTCCCATGCGAGCCATCCCGAGTCTTTCTTGGCTCGGCTGCATCGGTATCCACGTCCCCACACTTTGGAGCCTTTCGGGGCTGTGGGGTTGCGCCATGAGTACTCGTGTACTTCTTCCAAGTAGAACTCGGTCGCGTTGGCGACGAGGTAGTCGGCGATCTCTGTGAGTTTCGCTGCGACTTCTTTCGGGTCGCCTTCTAGACCGACGTCGACTGCTCGACCGCTTGCGTGGACGCTCATGTAGGGCTTGCAGCGCGGGTCTGTTGGTGCGAGTTTTTGGATTGCGGCTGGCGCGGATCGCATGACACGCACAGATAATCCGCCCATGTAGGTCATCTTGTGGCGTCGCTTGAGTAGGTCGGCGAGTTTTGCGGCGGCGGGGTGTGTTTTGTCGCCGACTTTGTCGAAGCCTGTATAGGGACGTTGTGTGTTGGTCACTTTTTGCCGCCGAGGGCGTTGTCGAGTTCTTCTTTTGTGAGTGTTCCGTCTTCGTAGTAGGCGCGTAGGACGCGCTCCACGACGCCGGCTGTCGCCATAAAGCCGGCCATGCCTGCGGCCTTTGCTAGATCGACGCCGAGGATTGCACCGCCGGCGAGGGCTGAGAGTGCTGACGTGCCGAATACGGCGATGATTCGTGCGATGACGGTGGTGAGTTTCATTCGGGATCCTTGAGGATGAGGGCTAGTACGCATTGTACTAGCACCGCTACTCCTGAGATGAGTAGGGCTTTCGATTGTGTTGTTCCTGAGAGTGTGATGAGGGCCAGGCCGGTGCCGGCCCATGTCCAGAGGTTGTCTTGTATGAATCGCATCGGGGTTACTTTCTGCGGGTGATTGGGGTGGCGACTAGGAGTGTGCTTGTGATGATAACGACGCGCCGTGTTGATACGGGAACGGTTGAGCCGAGTGGGATGTATGAGTCGGTTGCGCCGGCGAAGACGTTGATCTTGTCCTCGAATGCTTCACGAACGGTCGTCGGTGCTTCTTGTACGGCCGCCACGAGTGCGTCCGCTTGTGCTTCGGTCAACTCGTCGAGGTTGATGGTGTCGAATACTGCTTCGGCTTCTTGTTCGGTGAGTTGCGCTACTGCTTCAGGGTTGAGAGCGATTGTGACGGCTTCGGCTTCGGTGTAGATCGGAGTGACAGACTCGGGAAGTACTGTCGTAGTCGATGAGATTGTTGTTGTGGTTGTCGGCGGGAGTGTCGTTTGCGGTGATGATGTTGTCGTGGGACTACTGGAAGAAGTCGCAACAATGAAAGTCGATGTCGTGCTCGTTGTCTCTTGGATGCTTGTACTCGGTGCGGTCGTCTTGACTGTCGTGATTGTCGGAGCTTGAGTTGAGGTTGTCGCCGGCGTCGTCGTCTGGGGTGCTGCGGTTGTTGTGGTGGTGCTCGTGGTTGTTGTCGACGTTGTGGTCGTGGATGTTGTGGTTGTGTTCGTCGTTGTGGTTGAGGGTGCGAGGGTCGTGGTTGTTGTGGCGGGTTGAGAGATTGTTGAAGTGAACGCGCTCGGCGGGATGATCTCGAGTGGTCCGTTGTTGAGTGACCATCCGAACATGAAACAAGTGCCGCCTCCGTTCTCGTAGAACCATCCGTCGAGGATGAGTGGCACGTTGTCGGGAAGTGTGAGCGTGTCGGTCTCAACTGCTGAGCATCCTTTGTCGGTCCAGTCGCCGAACTCGTCGAGTCCGATCTTCATGGTGCCACCGTCGTCGGCTGCAAGCCAGAATCGGACGGTGTCGGTGCCGGCGGGAAGTGTGAGGAAGCCTTGATAGTGGGCGAGAAAGAGATCGTCGGGGCATTGCCCTATCGGGTCGTATTCGTAGACGATGTTGATGTTCGGTGCGGTCTCTTGGCCGCATTGCTGAAGGGTGGACGTGTCTTTTGACGGTGGTGTCTCGGTGATGTTGTAGCCGGTGACGGTGAGTCCGTCTGTGATCGCGTTGGCGGTCTGTGCTCCGAGTGTGATTGCGATGGCGACTCCTAATAGTGGTAGGAGCCGGCGCATCACGGTTCTTCTTCGGGTGTTTCTAGTGAGACCGAGTTGGCTGTTATTTGATCGTAGTTTGTTGCTTCATCTTGGGTCATTGGTCTTTCGATCATCTCGCCGAGTTCGTTTTGTTCTGCGATTATGTGGTTAGGGTTTGCGGTAGCCATAGACGGTCACCTTTCCTGCTGTCCATGTAGTGCCTGTGGCAATAAATGAGATGCCATCGTAAGAGGTTGTGAGTGTGTGAATTGATGTAAGCATTTCGGGATAAGACAAGTCAGAGTTTCCACCGTATTGACCAAATGAGTTGAGAGTAGTTTTTGCGGCCAAGAACGGATTGCCTATTTCAATTGTCCATAAAGTCGGGGTGGTTCCAGTTGTAATTTGGTAGCCCGCGGTTTGATTTACTTCAAGACTTGGTGTTGCGGGGACGGATGCTGTCCAGCGAGAACGGTTGTAGTTACCACCTGTTGCTGGCGTGGTTCCGTTGAGCATTTGGAAAGTGTCAATTACTGCGCTAGTTGTGCTTGCACCACTAACTATCAGTCGGTAGTTGTCGTATGTAGAACTAAAAATACTAGTCAGGTTTGTAGTGCCACCCGACAAAGTGAACTGGTTGATGTAGACGAGTCCGCCGTTGGTGAGGTATGTGTTGATGTCGCTCGCGGGGAGGGCGACTGCATCTGAGAAGGTTTTGATTGCCATGTGTGTCCTATGTGATTAGATCGGTTCCACCGATGAGACTAGTTCCGATGATGAATGGATTCGTGAAACGGACAGATCCGTTGATTGTTGTCGACCATTGCGACGGGGTGATTGTGTGCGTGATTGACTGGAGGATCTGCGAGAAAGTAAGTGTCGAGCCGACTTTCTGGACAATGTTGAGCGTGATGCGGTTGAGTAGTTCAAGGCCGAGCACACGGTTCCAGTCGTCATCGTTGGCGGCGACGTTCACTTCTATCGGGTCGATGACGACGGCCGGCGTCGCTGAGAAGCCGACGAGAAGGTTCCCGAGTGTTTGCGCGTCGTCCACGGTGGAGAGTTGTGTACTCCATGATCCGCCGGCGGTGCCGTAGGCCGTGATGCTTGCAGCGTTGGAGACTTCGGTTGAGCCGTCGCCGGAGTAGCCGACGGCGAGTGTGTTGCGAAGGTTGCTCGAGTCGAGTCGATAGTTGATCTCGGTTCCGATGGAGATGTCTGCTCCACCGAATGTCGCTTCACTTGTGAGGCTTGTTCCCTCAAAGATGGCCATCCGTGACGTGAGTGTGAGTGTGCCGTTCTTCGAGACGAACAAGTTGCCGCCTTCAGAGTCGGCGACTGTCTGGAGTTCTTCGGTGACTGGCGGTCCGCCAGTTGAGATCTCGGCGAGTGTTGCCGAGTAGGACGCCGATGGTGTCGCCGTGAGTGCCGACGGGAATGGGGTGTAGCCGATCAGACGGTTGAATCGTGCGACGGTGCCTTCGGTCAGAAGGCCGCGTCCGAGTCGATAGATGGTTTTGACTTGTTCGGCGGTGAGTTGCGTTGTGAAGATTGCTAGTTGTTGTTTGCGACCTGCGCCAGTCTGGAGATCTTCAATGATGCCAGAGACGGCGAATGCGGTCGATGTCAATGATGTCGTGACGGCTTGTCCGTCGATGTAGAGCGTGTTGAGTGTTGCGTTCGAGTTGACGACGATGGCGACGTGGTGCGCAATGTTTGCGTCGAGGTAGGTCGTCGCTGAATAGGATCGTTGCGTTGTTCCGTCATAGATGTTGACGGTGCTCTTGTCTAGGTCTACATCGTAGATGTATTCAACCTGATGAGAGAGCGAGTATAGGAGGATGATGAAGTTCGTCCCGGTGCCTTGTATGTACCATCCGACCGCCGTCGAGACGGTCGCGGCCATTGCTGATCCTTCAAATGTCCATGCCGACTGAAACTCTGACTCAGATACTTGGAGACAAGTGTTAGGGAGTGCGGGTGCTAATCCGGGGCCGTTGGCGGTGCGGAATGTACCGAACGGTCTCAACGGTTGAGGACTGCTTCCGAGGTCTTTGAGTTGCGCGGTTGTGTACGTCTCGGGGTCTATCGGATCGTCGAGTGGCCAGTAGTGACGGGGTGACAGACTGAGGATGTAGGTGCTTGAGATGTCGTCGGGTAGTTCTTCGTCGGCTAAGAGTCCGAGCGCGTCGAAACATTGGACGGTGACTGTCGTGTCGAAGCCGGCGTCGGTGATTGACACGGGCCATCCTTCGACGAATCCGCGAAAGACTGGATAGGGGTCGGTCGGTTTGTACGCTTCGATCTTGATCTGGCGACGCGGTAGGAGTTTCCCGTAGTAGGTGCCGGCGGTGTAGAACGGGTCAAAGATTCGGGAGCGGTTGTCTAGGACGACGGTGGCGTTGCCTGACTCGAAGTTTGAGAGTTCGTCTGTGCGTCCTCGTTGGATGTTGATCTGACGGACGTATGTCGTGACGTCTGTCCATGTCGGGGATGCAACATACGGTCCGTCATTGAATGCGATGTAGACCTTCGCGACTGGATAGGCCATTAGCGGGCCTTGCTTTTTTTCTTCTTCGGTGCTGCTTTTGGTTGCTTGACGACCATCGGAACTCCGCCAGTCTTGGCTCCGTAGGAGTTGAGTACGGCGGAGACTTCTTTGCCGATTGCTACGGGGTCGCCGACTCCCGCTTGGATGGTGATGTTGTAGTTGCTTCCGACGGTGCCTGAGAGGGCTTCAGAGACGCCGGGAATGCTCATGCCTACGGCGGTGCCAGATGCCGCCACGGATGCGAGGTCGGCGTTCAGGCCGCCAATGGTGAGACCTCCCGTTCCTGCGAGTAGATCCTTTGCGACGGTGTTGCCGGCGACGGGTCCGAGGTTCAAGAGTTGAGCGAGTCCCGCTTTGCCGAGTCCCGCTTTGACGAGTGCTTGAAGGTT